TCCGTTCCGGAAAGAGTGATATCACACTGGAGGGTCGCCGTCGCATGAGTATTGGCGACTATGATCCCTATTATCACGTCAGTGCTGTTTGCCGTAAAAACATCCCCAGCAGATGTTCTTTCATATCTATTAAATGAGCTCATAAATCATCCCAAGGCTATGGCAAAGACAATACTTTGCGAGTCAACATATTGTTTGGGCGCAGCTCCGAGAGCTGCTGTCGGATTTGCGTTCAAGGTTACGTCTCCAGCAAAAGTCGCGTTGGCGGAGCTCATGGTCATAACGGTTGCGCCGCTGCTTTTGATATCGTTACCGGTGACGGTCAGATCTCCGCCGATCGTGACGTTGTCCGAGGTATCCATGGTGATGGCAGTCCCGCCATCAGACGCCAGGATTTCGTTCCCGGTTACTTTTAATTTTGTCGCTACTGCAACAACTCCGGTGCCGTCTGGCGTGAGAGTAATATCACCGTTTGATCCGTCGGTCAGCGTAATGTTCCCGGTTGTGCTGTTTCCGGTTTCAAGGACAAGATCGAAGTCTCCTGAGCTGGAAATCTTCCCGGATGCACCTCCATTCCCGACGATCAGCTCCCCAGTTCCATGAGGCGAAAGACTGATGTTTGCGTTACTGGATGATGTTGCTATGGATATGGAACCAGCAAATGATGTTGCTGTCGAAAGCAGGGTCCCGGTTTCATTTGGAAGGGTCAGTTCAGAACTGGATCCGGTTGCCGTATATTTTAGTTCTACTTTGTCCGAGGTCCCACTTCCATCATCTGAATATTTGTATATGAACATATCACTGATGGCCAGCTTGCCGTATTCGGATCCCCCCTGGTTATGCCATAGCTGGAAAAGATCTGATCCTGGGACATAGACTGCAGAAGCTGGGGCATCTAAATTCACGAATCCTCCAGTTGATGCAATAGATCCGCTATTGGTCATCTGCACCTGGTTACCAGAAGAATCTCGATAATAAAGCTCTCCACCGTAGGCATACAGAGCTCTGCTTTGATCGGTCGGTTGGCTTCCTTGGTTATCAAACTGGACTTGTTTCAGCTCAAGCGCATTGTTTGAATTAAATTCCAGAGATGCATTAATATTGATTGCAGCAGGAACAATCCTGACGCCCTTGTTTGAGGTATGGTCATGGGCATCGATGGCGTCCAGGGACGTGTTCAGATTCGTCGCCCAATCCGGTCCTGGTGTAACCGAAACGGTGCTTTTGACTATGCCTGTTATGTTGGTGCTCATATCAAAAAAAGAATATATCGGCGGTCACTGACGCGCCTGCTTTCAAAATGATTTGCCGGTCTTCAAAACTGTTTGTCGTTGTTGAAACATAGATTGAAGTATCTGCATTCTGCTTCGTTATGATATAGCCGACATAGTTACGCCCAAGGCCATGATCCACGATCGTATCACCGGTCCCGATGGCTTGATCTGTTTTATGAACCCCATCAGCGAAGGGCAGCTGCAGCAGCGGCCTGAGTGCTGTATGGATGTTTTTCTGGAGTCGGTTCGTTGCTTCATCAGTTGTCTGAATTTCGGTAAAATTTACCCGGCTCATGACTTCATGGTGAACGCCACGTTGAGCGTCGCATCAGTCCCTCCCGAGCTTGCCACATACTTGATCCGGACGAACCTGGCCGGTAAAGCACTGAGCTCTAGAAGATTGGTTTCTGCTGCAGTGATCGCCGCGGTTGCAGTTGTATTGACCCACTCGGATTCATCATTGGAAACCTGGATAAAAATATTTCCATTGGGAGAACCAGTATTGCTGTTCACGCAAGTAAACGAGCAGCTGTTCATCCCTGAAGCATCGATCGTGTCTCCAGTGACATCGGAGGCCAGTGTCGTTGCTGCCATGTAACTTTGGTCATTTTTATAAGTTTGATTCGGCATGAGCCTCCTATGAATACCAGGTGTAAGATCCAGGATCGGTGTAATAGACCGCCATATCGGTAACCGTTGCCGGTTCGCCCAGGTCCCGGTTATCAGAGACTGAGAGAATCCTTATTTTTGTTTCTTCCTTCATCTTCATTAAAGCACTAGGATCAGATTCCTCCTTCACCATGCAGTCGATTGCAGCTCCGCAAATAATGTATTCATCCCATCCGCTGTAAAAATCAAAACGAGATTCAATGTTTCCGAAGGTTGTCGGATCCGCGAGGCCGCTGCTGTCCAGATCCGTTGTCACGGTGGCTGCACCTACAGCAGAAACAGTCTGATCAACATCATAATTGGTGGCATCAATGAAACCGGTGCCGGTGATCTTATCTCCAACAACAAAGCCATGATTCTTCCCGACGGTCCACATGGTCGAGGTTCCGCGGGTGATCGCCGTTACGGTTTTTTCAATAAATTTTTTCGGGCTTGGAATATACCAGACCGTCAACGTGTCATTCGTCGAAGGGCTGGGTGTAAGTCGCAGGGAGGATCCCTGGATATGATATCGATACCGGTATGGAACCGAGTACCGGGAACCTACATCACGCTGGGGGAAGTTGTATCTTCTCAGCGGGAAAGTATCTGATCCCATGTTCAAATCAACGCCGCGAAGCTTATAAAAGTCAGCTGGCAGATCGTAGGTTTGGGTCCCGGAAACGAGCGTAACCGTTGAGGAATTTAGAAAATAGTCCTCGGAGTTCGCATTCGTGATGAGTAGGTCATAGAGCTCACAATACGATCGATTGATGTATTGGCGGAGCTCCTGGTCTGTAACGAATTGCGAGTTCTCCTGGTCAGCTCGCTGCCGTACCAGGGTCCTGAGATCTGAAAGAGAGACGAAGTCTGTCATCAGTAGCTCATCTGGATCCCATGAAACGCTTCAAGAATAGCCTGAGAATCTCCGGAAGAGAGTGCTGAACTGAGCTCCTCTGCCATCATATGCTGATCCTCGGAATATTCCATTGGACCTTCTTCAATGATTTCTTCGTCTTCCATGTATTCCCCTTCAGGGGCCATGCCGGCCCCTTTGGGTTCCATGGATCCTATCGAGACCATTAAAGCGTCGTCGAGTGATCCTTTCTTCATGTTCCTCCTATTGCGTCAGGGACGTGTTTCGGAGAAACAAAACGAAATGGACATGATTATTCGCATGAGCGGCTAGATCGGCAGCAGAAGATCCTTCGATGTTATAAATAACGATGGTCTTCGCACTGGAAACATCAATTGCGCCGAAGTGCAGTTTTTTGTCTCCAGCACCATTGTGCTGCAGCGAACACTGGGCCGAAATGTATCCTGGATATACATCATCAAGAGTGACGGTGTAAGTTCCAGTTCCAGTTCGTTCAACGGTAAAACCGTTCCCAAGGTTCGCCGTGTTATCGATCGCGCTTGAGCCATTAGGCTTAAAACGCCCTGCGACAATCTTTATGCCAGGGTTTAATGCCTGAACATCATGAAAGATTCGATTAGCCATGATCCCCTCCTATTAAGAAGGTAAGGTCACAACACAATTGAACCCAGGAGCTCTGCAGCCCATCTGTAGGTAGCTATGAATTCTCACTTCTATCCCATCTGCGCTGTTCATGCGAAGAGTCCTGTTTCCATCCAACTGGGTCAGCTGAACTGCTGGTCCAATGGACGCTAAAACGAGACTGCTCATGGTTAAGATGTATGCTTTTCCAGCAGGACAATCTTTGTCCGGAACCACTTTCATGGTGCCGTGCGGAGCATACATTTCCAGGGATCGATATCCGCTGATGGAATCATTTTCCTTGACCTCGCGCTGGACCTGAGAATTGAGGCTCTTTTCCAACTTCACGAATTCCTCAAATGGAATCATGACGTAGTCTGGAGATCCTCCTTCCCTGGAACACATAGCTGCTCCGCTGATGAGAGCTTCGACGATGGTATCCGAAGATCCATCGTAACGCTGTCCTCCCAACCTGGTTGGATCGACTGAACGATCGACGCCGAAGAAAGCTGCGCTTCCAGGAGTCGTCGCTGGGATCCAGGCCTCAAGACCTTTGACTGCCGAGTCATAGTCACCTTCGACATATATGTAGTCTCCGGTTGCACCTGAGTTGGCATTCCAGTTTGCGGTGGCGGTCAGCTGATCGGTGGATCCAGTTGTGTACTTGGACCGATCAACAGCTGCGATGGTTGTATTGTTTGATCGGAGAGTTCCACTGTTTCCGGTTTTATTCGGATTCAGATCCAACTTCATCCCAACTTCAAAGTTGAAAACATTTTCTGGAACTTCCAGATCACAAGCCGTGGATCCGATTGTCGTTGTTGCGGCAATCTGACCGATGGCACCTGAACCGTCTCCTT